CCTGAAAACCTTACCGGATAGTGTACCGTACTGGGATCGACTAACATCCATAACCCTAAACCAGAATCGTGATCTTTCCGAGTGATCGAAAAGATTTTCAACTAAGGAATAGGAAATGGAATCACTCGCAGAAGAGAAATCAACCGAAGAGAGGGAGCCGGATAGGCTACCAATCTTCGCCAAACGTTGGTTTCTCGACTGGTCTGTGAGGTCGACACCGTGTCTACCTAAACGTTTACGAATGGCTCGGCCAATGCCCAATTGAATCCAGAGATTAAATCCTGGTTCGATGGCTATGACTCTGTCAATTTTCGACGTTTTTGGAACGGTAATAACTTTATTCCCAACCTCGAAAGATGGAAAACCCGTTGAAACATGGGTATTCCACCAACCGGGGTACGCTAGCGGGAATAACCCGCTAACTAGGGGGTATAGATCTCGAGTTATTCCAGTTTCAAACTGGAACTTCTTAGGAGCAGCCGTTGAATCTCCACCGATTAAGGTTGAGACTCCCGGCCCCCAAGAAGCGGCTTCAAAGATCTCACAAGGATCAAGAGGACCTAGGATGTAATCAATTTTACGACGAATGGCGTTAAGCCACGTGCCGCAACCCGGTTTTCCAAAGCTGGGTTGATGAAACACATTCAGATCTTTATTGATGTATGCACACTTCTGGTCAAACTTTTTAAATTTGTCCAGAGCGAGCTTTTCACGATCGAAGCTAGTCGGAAGAAACTTCGACTTGCTAAGAAAGTTACTGGCAAGGTATGCATCCCTAAAGTCAGAACTGTGGAAATAGTCTGACGGATTACAGGAAAGGTCGACAAGCTGGTCATACTCACCATAACGGTAAAGTATTGCTGCTTGAAGACTTTTAGAGCAATCAAGGGCCTCGTAAAACCGATAAACCGCTTCGGATGTAACGTCCGAAGATAACTTCTTTGTCCAAACAGTATTCCGTTTGGAATTATGTGGCTTGTGCGACATAATTGGATCTCCAAATGACAACAATGAAAGAAATAAACTAGGTATTAACCTAGTGTAAAACCCTGGGAAGACCTCTGTTTACCAGACGTCTTCTAGCGAAACAATACCGTTTACGAGCGGCGACCCCGTCAGACTGGCGGGAGAGCCATCGCTTGCAGTAACTGTGTACGCGAACAGGCTCCGGAGCAGCGAGAGGAAGACAAGGCGTTCTGCCGAAGTCATCCGCTCATGCATCTGGATATCAATGTTGGCAATACCCTCGTACGCTAACTTTGGTCCAAAGATTCCAACAGCTGGATCTATGGTTTCCAAAGTCGGTAATACGAGTTTGGTTGTTTGACGATAGTTACGTGACTCCTTAACAGGACCACGCGACTGAAACGTCAAGCGGGGAAACCCGACGGCTACGCCGCCGGAGCGATCCACGAAAGAAG